ATGTTTACCTGAATACTGCTTTGTAAAGCCAATATATAAAGAAGATGATTGGGCGCTTCAGACTGATGAAAATTTATCAGGGGAGTTAGTATATCTAAATAAAGAATTACAAGATCTAGGACTGTCTAAGGGTTCTATAATAGGCTTTACGCCTAACTCAGAATACGAGTTTACTATAGATGGCCAAAAATTATATCGAATATTATCAAATAAAATAACTATTAACTATGGATCGAAGACAGAAAATAGTTCAAGCAGCTGAAAAAGCTTTAATAGAACTAGACAAAGTTATAAGACAAAAAATTGATTTAGTTGAACTAGATCCTGAAAAAGCTAAAACAGCAGCTCAAGCCAAGTGGGTTGCTATAGAAGATTCTTTAAAAATAATTGAAAAAATAGAACAACTTTCTGAAAGTAAAGAAAACAAAAAAGAAAAAAAAGCTTTTTTAGGAGTTGAAAATCGTATTAAATAATGTATAAGCAAACTCTTTACACGGTACATAGCGATCATTTAGCTGATAAAAAAGTTAAACATACTAATAAACATAAAAACTTTAAATACGGTTACAACGAAGATTTAGATTGTGTCATCATAAGTAAAGATGGTACATTAGGAAATATATATAATATACAAGGTCTCAAGGTAGGATTACCTAAAACTCCAGATAAAATAGATGGAGAAGACCTAAAGAAAGTTGATCAAGTTTTTAAAGTGGCTAATAAACCAGAATCACTAAGCAAACTAAAAACAATATATGACTTTCAGAACGTTTCAGAAGATATTAAAGAAAAATATTACAGTTATATTGATAATGAGTTTAATCGCAGGGATGCTGGTTATTGGTTCATGTGCAACGGTGCCGCGAACTACATTACAGGATCGCACTATGTCTATCTCACTTGGACAAAGATCGACGTGGGATCACCTGATTTTAGACAGGCAAACAGGATATTTTACTACTTTTGGGAGGCGTGTAAGGCTGATAAACGGAGCTACGGAATGTGCTACCTTAAGAATAGACGATCTGGATTTAGCTTTATGGCGTCTTCAGAGACAGTCAATTTGGCAACTACCTCTAAGGACTCAAGATTTGGGGTCTTATCTAAGACTGGAGCGGATGCTAAGAAGATGTTCACAGACAAGATTGTACCCATTTCAATCAACTATCCGTTTTTCTTCAAACCAATACAGGACGGAATGGAACGTCCCAAAACAGAACTATCCTACAAGATTCCTTCCAAGAGGCTTACCAGAAATTCCCTTAAGGAAACCAATCAAAAAGAAGAAGAAAGATTGGGAGCAGGCTTGGACACCACGATCGACTGGAAGAACACGGGCGACAACTCGTACGATGGAGAGAAACTACAACTCCTCGTCCACGACGAATCGGGCAAATGGGAGAGGCCCGACAACATCCTCAACAACTGGAGGGTCACGAAAACCTGCCTCAGGCTCGGTGCAAAAATTGTAGGTAAATGTATGATGGGATCAACATCTAATGCTTTGTCAAAAGGTGGAGATAACTTTAAAAAATTATTTTATAATTCAGATGTCAAAAATAGAAACCGCAATGGTCAGACTGCAAGTGGATTATATTCTTTGTTCATACCTATGGAATGGGGTTACGAAGGATTTATCGACAAGTATGGCTATCCTGTATTCGACAGCCCACAGAAAGAGGTTGAAGGAATTGATGGGGAAACAATATACACAGGAGTTGTTGAGCACTGGGAGAATGAGGTAGATGGTTTAAAAGGAGATAGTGATGCTTTAAATGAGTATTATAGACAATTTCCAAGATCAGAAAAACATGCTTTCAGAGATGAAACAGTAAATTCGTTATTTAATTTAACTAAAATATACGAACAAATAGATTTTAATGAAGAGATGACAGCTAAAGGCCATGTGGTACAAGGTACATTTAGTTGGAAAAATGGTATTAAAGATACTGAAGTAATTTGGATCCCGACTAAAAATGGAAGATTTAAAGTATCTTGGTTACCTAGAAATAATTTTCAAAATAATATAATACATAAAAATGGAATTAAATATCCTGGCAACGATGGTTTAGGTGCTTTTGGATGTGATTCCTATGATATATCAGGAACAGTTGGCGGTGGTGGATCAAATGGTTCATTACATGGTTTAACTACTTTTAGCATGACGCCTGATGTGCCTACGACAAAATTCTTTTTAGAATACGTTGCAAGACCTCAAACTGCTGAAACTTTTTTTGAAGAAGTTTTAATGGCTTTGGTTTTTTATGGTATGCCTATTTTAGCAGAAAATAATAAACCAAGATTACTATATCACTTAAAGAGAAGAGGTTATAGAGGTTTTTCAATGAATAGACCTGACAAGTTAATTGGTAATTTATCTAAAACAGAATTAGAACTAGGTGGTATACCTAATACATCTGAAGATATAAAGCAAGCACACGCTGCAGCAATAGAATCTTACATAGAAGATTATGTTGGTAAAATTAATGAAAACCATGGTAATATGTATTTTCAAAGAACTTTAGAAGATTGGGCTAAATTTGATATATCAAAAAGAACAGCATATGATGCATCTATAAGTAGTGGTTTAGCTATCATGGCTTGTAGAAAACATATGTATAGACCTAACATGCAAAGAACAACAAAAAATGTTGGTTTTAGTTTTTCTAAATATAAAAACGAAGGATCAATGAGTGAGATAATAAAATAAATATGGCAATAAATACAGGACAACTTCCTACACAATTTCCGAGTCAAGCAGTCTCAGATGAAGTAAAAATGTCAAGAGAATATGGTATATCTGTATCTAGGGCTATTGAGCAGGAATGGTTTAATAGAGACAATGGACCTGGAATGTATTTTCAAACTAGAGATGAATTTCATAGGTTAAGATTATATGCTAGAGGTGAACAATCTATTAGAAAATATAAAGATGAATTTGCAGTTAATGGTGATTTGTCTTATCTTAATTTAGATTGGAAACCAGTACCTATAATACCTAAATTTGTTGATATTGTTGTTAACGGTATGCAAGACAGATTGTTTGATATAAAAGCATTTGCTCAAGATCCTATATCAACAGGTAAAAGAACAAAGTTTGTTAATGATATTCAAAGAGATATAAATGCTCAAGACTTATTAAAGCAAATAGAAAGCCAACTTGGTGTTAATGCTAGAAATGTTCCTGAAGAAGATTTACCAGCAAACTCTGAAGAGTTAGAACTTTACATGCAATTAGGTTATAAGCAAGGTATTGAAATAGCTGAAGAGCAGGCTATAAATAATGTTTTTTTAACAAATAAATATCCTGAATTAAAAAAGAGAGTTGATTATGATTTAACGGTATTAGGAATAGGTGCTGTTAAAAATACTTTTAACAATACAGATGGTATTAAATTAGATTATGTTGATCCAGCAAATTTGATATGGTCGTATACAGAAGATCCTAATTTTGAGAATTGTTATTATTTTGGTGAAGTTAAAAGAATATCTTTAAATGAATTAAAAAAAGAGTTTCCAGATTTACCAGATGAAGAAATATACGAACTAACTAAGAAAGGTTCAAATTGGGTTGACATGTATAACAACAGTTGGCAAGCAAACTCAAGTGGTGGCGATATTGACAATAACAATACGTTAACTGTTTTGTATTTTAATTGGAAAACATGGGAAAATAATGTATATAAAATAAAAGAAACTTCAACTGGCGCGGCTAGAGCAATAGCTAAAAGTGATTCTTTTAATCCTCCACAAGATAAAAGAACTAGATTTGAGCGTGTTGCACAAGCTAGAGAAGTTGTGTATGAAGGTGTTTTTATATTAGGAACAGAAACAATGTTAAAATGGGAAAAAGCTACGAATATGATTCGTCCTTCTTCTAATACTAACAAAGTTTTAATGAACTACACGGTTTCGGCTCCTAGAATATACAAGGGTAAAATAACATCACTTGTTTCTAAAATGACACCTTATGCTGATTTAGTTCAATTAACACATTTAAAACTACAACAAGCAATACAAAGAATGACACCTTCAGGTGTTTTTATAGATGCAGATGGATTAGCTGAAGTTGATTTAGGTAATGGTACAAGTTATAATGCTCAAGAAGCTTTAAATATGTA